CCCTTGGTCAGGTCTCTGTCGCGTGAGGCATACTGCTCCAAATCGCAGAGCAGTGCCTCGAGGAGGGATTCTCTTGTGGGTGGGGGCGGCGCACGCCGAACCTCCAGACCCTCACGACTCATTGTGCAGTCGTCCCACTCGAGAAGAGGCGCCAACTTGAGCTTCTCCCAGCTAGTCTGGATAGCCTTGTCGCGATCCTCAGGAACTAATGACGACGGGTCCTCCGAAGCAAGGGTTTCGATACCCGGCTTGGATGGAGCCTTTGAGTGGAGCCCGTACCATGCAAGTTGCAGGTCGAGCTTCCCGTCACCAATCCCCAGACCGCCCAGGCCAACTGGGTTCCACCGGTTGAGCTTGAAGGGGGTTCGCCCGCTAATAAACAGGTCCTGCAGCAGGCCGTCGATGTTGGCGCACAGCACGCTGCGAGCGCGCGCCGCCATATCCGACGGAAGACGATCGAACTCAAAGTAACGAGCTCGCCAGTCCAGACTCATCGTCTCCACGGAGGAGCGATCGATCTGCTGGGTAGTCTTCTTCATCTGCTCAAGTGTCCCGCCGTTCACGAACGGTATCGGCTCACTGAACGCAAAGCGAACTTCTTTTCCTACAACGGGACGGCCGTCCTGTGGCCAAAGGCGCCACACGTGCCGGGTCTCCGAGTTGATCTGCGCAAGATTGCGCAAGAAATAACTCTTGCCCGGTGACAACCGCCAACCGACCACAGCGATTACCTGCTGCCAAACGCTATAGATCTGGGGTGACATCCTCGCCAGGAAGTCATCTCCGTTAATCAGCATCGGCAGTCTGTCCAGCGCCACCCCGTGCAACTCAGGGTGCACGAGCTCGTACGAAAGACGTGCGAGAGCCGCATTGATGCAGCAAAGCACTGGAAAGCTTAGGGGAGAGCCCATGAGCTGGCCTCTCTTCTGGACAAAGGACAGGTCGTCCTTCCCCCCCAAGTGGATCCGCTGGGTCCCGAGGGCCTTATCTACTATCCTACGGGCCAAAGAGCCAGGCGCGAACGCAGCGTCGCACGCCTCGGTAGTCGCCCACATAGCAAGGTCGTTGGTGCTCTGTTGAAAGTCACCCGACACAAACCAATCCCACGTAACACAGTCGCTCTCGAGGGGAGAGCGCCAGCCACTACCACCGAAGCGCATGTCGTCCTCCCCTAAAGGGTTCACGTTCATACGCTCGGCAACAATGGATCCATCGCTGACTCCGCGTGTGAGTGAGAAGCATGAAAACTTCTTCATCCCGCGACGCAGATGCTTGAGGTAAGGCTTCAAGCCGCCATAAAGATCTGGCGTTCCAGCAGTGATTGTCCGCAGTTTGAGCGGCTCCCGGATAAAGTAGACTTGACAGTCCGCTATCTCGGTTACCCCCTCCATTCCCC